TGATGCTGTTGTTTATTCTGGATCTAAAAATCCATTAAACAATTTAACATTCGGTAGAACTTACTATGTTCAAGTTTTAGTTGATGGAACCTCAAAAAATAAAATACGTCTTTACAATTCAAGATCTTTTATAGGAACTAATAATTATATTAAATTTGAACTAATTGAAGATTACAGTGGAACACACACATTTACATTAGAATATCAATATGGAAAAGTTATTGAACCTAAAAAACATTTTATAAAACTACCATTACAACAAAACATAGAATCCGGAACTAATATTTCTACACCAGTTGGATCTACTGGTATTTTAATAAATGGCGTGGACATTGTAAATTATAAATCAAACGACAAAATTTATTTTGGTCCATTACAAGAATTAAAAATTTATAATTCTGGAACAGACTATGATGTAATAAATCCACCAAAAATTAGCATTTCTTCTCCGGGAGTTGGGATAGGATCTACTGCATATGCAGATGCTGTTATCAGTGGATCTATAAAGGAAGTGATAGTAGATCCTAATGAAGTGGATTTGGTAAGAGTTGTCTCTATAAATGTTTTGGGTGGGAATGGTACAGGATCCGTATTAGAACCTGTTTTAGAAAAAACTTTTAGGGAAATTGAATTTAATGGGCAAGTATCAACCCTTGGTGGTGGAATAAGCATAGATAATGATACTATTACATTTTTAAAAAGTCATAATTTAAAAACTGGGACTCCAATTGTTTACAGTAATAATGGAAATAACTCTATTGGAATAGGATCTTTTGGTGGATCAAATACAAATCAAAATTTATATTTACTTAATGGTGAAACTTATTATCCCGAAATAATTAATACCAGAGCAATAAAATTATATCAAACTATTTCAGATTTAAATACTGGTATTAATACTGTAGGATTTACTACAATTAATACCGGAGGAACACACAAATTTAGACTTTTAGAAGGAAAAACTGTATTAAAGGAAGTCAAAGTTATTAATGAAGGTATTGGATATGAAAATAGATCCCTGAAAGTTAATTATTCTGGAATTTCAACTATCAATCATACCATAACCTTCTTCAATCACAACTTTAAAGATGGTGATTTGGTTGAATATCAATCAACAGAAACACCTATTTCAGGTCTAAGTACAGAAAAACAGTATTATATTTTAAAGGTTGATAATAATTCATTTAGAGTTTCTGATGCTGGATATGTTGGAGTTGGTGCTGCAAAAACTGATTACTTAAGAAAAAAATATGTAAAATTTGAAAGCATCGGATCAGGATATCAAATATTCTCATATCCAAAAATTAAATTATCATTAAATGTTGAATATGCTGGGTTCATAGGCACAATAACTGCAACACCAGTAGTTCGTGGAAAATTAACTGATTGTTATCTATATGATAGCGGATCACAATACGGATCAAAAATTTTAAATTTCCACAAAAAACCAAAGGTATCTGTAGTAAATGGTACTAATGCCCAGATAAAACCAATTGTAAGTAAAGGAAAAATCATTGGCGTTGAACTACAAAATGGGGGCAAAGGATATTATTCTGTTCCAGATTTAGTTATAAAAGGAAATGGTATTGGTGCAAAGTTAAGAGCCGTTATTTCAAATGGATCGATAGTTAAAGTTATAATTATTAACCAGGGAATAAATTATGATAAAAAGAATACTTCTATAGTGGTAATTTCTGCAGGAAGAAATGCTATCATAGATTCTTTTGTAAAACCTTTATCTGTTAATAACTTTAGCAGATTTTCCAATGAAATGCTACAAGAATTTAATAATAACTTATCATATGGCATAGTTGGATATTCCTCAATAACTCAAGGTAATTCTTTTATAGATCCAGACCCAGATACAAATCATTCTAGAATCATTGGTTGGGCATATGACGGAAATCCAATTTATGGACCATTTGGATTTTCTGATCCCAATGATAATAATTCACAAATAAAAAGATTAGAAACTGGATATATTTTGGATGTAAATTCAGTAAATAGTAGACCTTCTGTTAATGAATTTGAAGGAGGATTTTTTGTAGAAGATTATAGATTTAATAATGGTGGTGATCTAGATATTCATAATGGAAGATTTGCAAAGACTCCGGAATTTCCACAAGGAATTTATGCTTATTATGTAGGATTAACTACAGATTTTACTACTAATACTTTAGTTCCCAAATTCCCATATTTTATAGGAAATTCATATAGATCAAGTTTGGAAAATACAAGCATATTAGACCAATCTTTTGATTTTAATTCTACAAAATTGGTAAGAAATACTTTTCCATATAGATTAAATGAATCAAATTCTGGTAATGATTTTATAGATGAAGCGAATGATACGACAAATCAAATTTCAATTGTAAATTCTACTACTACGGGAAAAATTGAAGAAATAGAGATAAAAAATTCTGGCGAAAATTACAAAGTAAATGAAAATATTACCTTTGATACAAGTAGGTCTGGTGGAGGAGGATCTTCTGCCATTGTTAAAAGTATTAAAGGAAAAGAAATATACGATTTACAAACAACATACCAAAAATATGAAAATGTTGTATTTTCTTGGTTAGACGAAAATAATGTTTTAGTAACAGTAAAACCATATCATAATTTAATAAATGGAGATAATGTAGAAGTATCTGGATTATCTACTTATATTAAAAATTTAAACGGGTTTAAGATAGTTGGAGTTTCTTCTATCGTAACAAGTTTAGCAAGTTCAATTTCGCAAAATGCAACTTCTGGAATTATTACAGATATAAAATTATCTTCCCCAATACCACAATTAAGTATAGGGAGTACCATTGGTGTAGGAACAGAAACTTTTTCTGTTCTTAATATTTTTAATCCAGAAAATGTTTTACGAGTTCGTAGAGGAGTGTCTGCTGGACATTCTGAAGGTTCTATGGTTACTCATTACTCAAATACTTTTGAAGTAACTACAAAAACTCCATATTTTAATTCAAAAGTCAATGATATTGTATATTTCAATCCTAATATTTCTGTAGGTTTGGGCACAGAAATAGGAAAAAATACAACTGTTACTTTCCCAATAGGAAATTCTAATAAAATAATATCAGTACCTAATCAAAATATATACGTTCCAAATCATCCATTTAAGGATAATCAAAGAGTATTACTTTCAATACCTTCTTCATCTACAGCATTAGTAGTTAAAAATACTCCGTCAAGTTCCACATTTAGTTTACCTTTAAGTGGAAGTAGTCAATATGTTTATATAATTAATAAATCTAAAGATTTTATTGGAATAGTTACTCAAGTTGGACTTACTTCTTCAACAAATGGATTATATTTTACAAATAATGGATCTGATAATTATCAATATAAATTAGAATCAGATTTTAGCCAAATTACAGGAACTATTAAAAAAGTTGAAACAAAAGTTTCATTATCAACTTATCATAGTTTATCTTATGGGGATAATATTCAATTAACAGTAAAACCAAACACATCCGTTGGTATTGGAACTTCTTTAAGTGTAAAATTAAAGTACAATCAAGTATATGATAAATTATTAGTTAATCCTATTGGTTTTACTTCTACTGTTGTAAACATTAATACGAATTCATTTGAAATATCACAACATAATTTAAAAACGGGAGATAAAATTTTATATACCTCTCAAGATTTAGTTTGTAGTGGATTATCGAGTGGTGGATATTTTGTACTTAGAAATAATGATAACTCAATTAGTTTATGTGATACTTATGTGGACTCAATTTCTAATCCTCCAAATATAGTAAGTATTGCTAGCACAGGAGGAAGTAAACAAGAAATAGCATTAATAAATCCACAAATAACTTTCTTTAGAAATAATAATCTAATTTTTGATACCACAGATTCTAGTTTACTTAATTGCGATTTAAAAGTATTTTATGATAAAACTTTAAGTAATCAATTTATTTCTATAGGCAAAACGGAGACATTTTTAATTGAAAAGACGGGAATAATTGGAATAGGAACAATCTTAAGTGAATCAAATATTAAATTATCTTATAATGACGAAATACCAACTAAGTTGTATTATTCAATTGAAAAAAATGGTACATTAATTTCTCAGGACAACGAAGTTAATAATTATTCGGAAATTTTATATGATAATAGTTTTTATAATGGATCATACAACGTTTATGGAATAGGATCTACAACTTTTAATATTACTTTGAAAAATATTCCAGAAAAACTATCTTATTTAAAATCGGAGTGTTTTGATTTATCATATACCACAAATTCCAATTCTGATGTTGGTCCAATAGATAAAATATCAATAATTTCTGGTGGATTTGGATATCGTAGTCTTCCAGCATTTACAGGAATTTCTACTCTATCTTCTGGTAAAAATGCTATTATAAAATCAAAATCAACATCCATAGGAAAAATAAATGATCTTAGAATTATTAACGAAGGTTTTGAATATTCATCTGATAAGACATTAAGACCTAAAGCAGAAGTTCCAAAGGTTTTGCAGTTAAACAATACAGATAAAATAACTTCAGTTTCTGTTTTAGACGGAGGAAGAAATTTCTTATCTGCTCCTATTTTAGAAATTGTAAATAACTATACTAGAAAAAAAGTAAATAGTGGTTTATTAAAACCAGTTGTAAAAAGCAGTTCTGTTGTATCGGTTGAAGTTATTGAAGAACCTTTAGGTCTTCAATCGGTAGATCATACTATCTTCACGATTAATAATAGCAATGGAGTTCAAGTTTCTAGAATTCTTTCATATACAAATGGAATTGTAGAATGTGAACTATTAACACCAGCTATCGATGGATTTTTAACGCCACCTTTTGAATCTGGTGATAATATATTTGTAGAAGGTTTAAGAAAACAAACATTCACTAATGAAATTGGAATTAGCTCATCTCCAGGAAATGGATTTAACTCTCAAGATCATGGATACAACTTTTTTAAAGTAATAGAATTTATAAATTCAAATCCAGCAGTATTGAAATATAGTATAAGTGACTTTACTAATAACGCTGGTGTTCCTGTAGAAATACAAAATACTTTTAATTCAATTGTAAATCAAAAGAATTATCCTATATTTAAAATAACAACAGTTTTAGGAGAGTTTTATGAAAATGAAAAATTATTAGTTAATGGAAATGAAACAGATCTAATCGTAAAATCAAAAAATTATGATATTATTAAAGTAACTGGCGACTATCCAATTTCTGCTGAAGACACCATATATGGTCAATTCTCTGGAAATGCAGCAACAGTTAGTTCTATAAATTTATTTGAAAGATATTTTAATGTAGATTATTCAAATAAGAGAAATTTTGATTGGAAAAATGACATTGGAAAATTAAACAATGAAACTCAAGTAATACAAAATAGTGATTATTACCAGTCACTTTCTTATACTATTAAAAGTCCAATATCTTATGAGGAATCAAAAGATCCTGTAAGTAGAATAGTTCATCCAGTTGGAATGAAAAATTTTGCTGATATGGATATATTTTCGAACAGTAATGTTTCAATTGCGGCAACTCAAAATCTTTTACAAGTTCTTGATTTTATATCTGAAGAAAGAGTAGATACAATTAGAAATTTTGATTTGGTAGTTGACTATGAACCTTCTGAAAACTATTCAAATTATATAAAATTTAGAAGTAAAAAATTAGCAGACTACATTGAGTGTAGATCCAATAGAGTTTTACAAATTGATGATATTAGTGGAAGATTTTCTAGCCAAGAATTTAATAGAGATGATTTTGTTGAAGCTTTTGAATATCCTATTACTGATTTCTATTCTAAGTTTTTAGTCCAAGTTCACGATGAGGATAAAACAAGTTACCAAATAAGTGAGATAGTTATTCTTAATAATTTCGATAATACATTTACACTTAATAAATCAGATTTATATACTTTAGAAAAATTAGGAGATTTTACTGGAGATTTCGGAGATCCAGGAGATCCTGTTTTAAGATTTACACCAGCAGATCCATACACGACAAATTATAATATTAAAATTTTCAGAGAAAGTTTTTCTCCAAACCCATTCAATATTGGAGTAGGTTTTACTGAAATAGGATTTGTTAGATTATCATCAAAAACTGAAAGATTAACACCATTAACAGGAATAAAAACTGACGTTTTTAGAGCATTATCTTCTTCATATAATACAATTTACTCTAATATTTTTGTTATGAATGAAGATACTTATGATATGAATTATTTTGAAGTTGTTGGTTTTTATGATGGCGAAAATAGTTACATATCTGAATTTTATTTTGATACTTATCCTTCAATTGGAGGTTTATCGCAAGGATTTATAGGAACATTTGGATTATCTGTAGAAAGTGGAATTATCAAATTAGGATTCACAAAAAATAATAGCGTATCAAATGCTTTAATAAAAGCAAAAGTAGTTGGATTTGGAAGTACTTCTGCTGGAATAGGAACATACACATTTTTAGTAGACGATCAACTTGAGGGATCAGAAAAAACTTCTAGATTAGAGTCAAAATATTACAATGGTTCCGGAATAACCACGTTTATATCGTATAACTCTGAAATTGAATCTAGTGTTAAATCTCTCGTTAAGATTGGTATAGGAACCACTGTAACTTCTCTGCAGCAAGTTTTAGTAGTATCTGATCTTAATCGCGTTAACATTCAACAATACCCATTTGTATCTGTTGGTAGCACTTCAGGAATTGGAACATTTGGTGCAGTATTAGACGGTAGTATTGTAAAGGTATCATTTTATCCAGATTTGAAATATGCTACTTCGCAGTACACTATTCAAACATTTAATAATTTTATGTATTATGAGATCGATGAATTTAATATTCCAGAAGATCTGACTTATGGTACAGCGAAAGAATCATTTAATATTTCATTCTATGGTTCACTAAATGAATTTGGAAAGGATAGATTAGATTTTGATTTAAATTATGAAAGAATTCCAATTTTCGAAAAAACATTTAATCCAAAAAATTCAAATGTTTTAAATCTCGAAACTGGTGTATTTACAATTAATAATCACTTCTTCCAAACTGGAGAAGAATTAATATACACTCCAACTTCTACATTAACAGGTGTTCCTGCACAATCAGTTGGAATAGGATCAACATTAGTTAGTGGTGTTTCTGTAATTGGAGATATGATTGTTGGATTTGCAACTATAACGGGAGTTGGATCTTCAACTGGCATAAGCACAAATGGAACTATAATTTCTGGACCATCTATTCCATATAACACTCAAATAATTGGAATAGGAAGAACTTATAGTTATTTTATTGGTAATGTAGTTTCTTCTGGATCTTCGATAATAACAGGAATTGGTAATACTACGTTATTAAAAGTTGGTTCTGGAATTTACTCTGGAAATAATACTTCATTAGGAAATATAGTATCAATTGGAATTAATTCAATAACATCTTCTACTACCATAACTGGTGGAGATGATAGATTGTACTATTCCACTGATATTAATGTATCTCTTACTTTATCTAATGTTGCAACTGCCACAACTATTAGACAAAATTATGTTTCTGGAATAGTAACGGATATTTGTCCAGAAAAAGTTTATGCTATTAAATTGAGTAAAGATACTTTCAAATTAACTGGTACTTTGGGTGAGACTGGTGTTGGATTTACTTTCAGAAATATTGGATCTGGAAATATTCATAAATTAGAAATGAAGAAAAAATTAGAAAAGTGCTTAATAACTGTAGATGGTGTAAACCAGTATCCATTAATTTATACTCCGTTAGAATTTTCAATTGTAAATAATGGAGGATCTATAGGATCTGGTGTTAGTTTTATTTCACTATCAGGAATTTCTTCAATATCACCTAGGGATCTATTCAAGTTAGAAGATGAATTTTTGTACATAGTTAATGTTGGATTGGCAACAGAAAATAATGGTCTTGGTCCAATAACTGGAATAGGAACAGTTCCAGTTATTGAAGTTAGACGTGGATGGGTTGGTACAGCAGCCACAAGTCATTCTGACGGTATATCAGGAAGAATTTACAAGGGATCTTACAATATTTCTGGTAATAAAATATGGTTTACAGAAGCTCCTGACGGAAAGGGGAATAATGATAGATTAGACGCAAGTTCTCTATTTTTACCCAAATCTACATTTAATGGAAGAGTATATTTAAGACAAGATTATACAACTAATAAAATTTATGATGATATATCTACAGAATTTAATGGTATTGGAAGAACATTTACTATGAAAAAAGATGGGCAAACAACTTCAGGTATAGAACCTGGAAGTGGTTTAGTTTTCATCAATGATGTTTTCCAAACTCCAGATACTGAGAATAATGCAGGCAATAATTATACTTTTATAGAAACGACGGGAATAACAAGTATTACCTTTAGTTCAATTAGAAATTCAACTCCTCCTTATGATATTTTAGTTTCCGATTATGATGTAAATCAAAATCAACTTCCAAGAGGTGGAATTATTGTTTCTCTTGGATCAACTGGAGGACTAGGATATGCTCCTCTTGTTGGTGCTTATGTTACTGCTATATTGAATTCTGGATCAATTGTTTCTATTGGAATAGGAACTTCTGGATCCTTTGGATCTGGATATAGAGGAAACGTATCCATAGGAGTTACAGATTCAACAGGAAATGGAGCAAATGTAACAGCTTCCGTTGGTGCAGGAGGAACTTTAATCTTTAATGTTGTTTCCGGTGGAAATGGATATTCAAGTCCTCAATTTATTGTTGATGATCCTTCTTATGTGGATTTACCTGTTATTGGAGTATCTAGAGTATCAACTGGAAATACAACTAGTACTGGAATAGGATTATCAATGACAATTGATATTGGTCCTAGTAATACTGTAGGAATAGGAACTAGTTATTTTGAGGTTAAGTCCTTTAAAGTTTCAAAACCAGGATATTCCTTTAGACTTGGAGATGTTTTTGAAGTTGTTGGATTAGTAACAGATTCTAGATTGAATTCTCCAATAGAACCTCTAAGATTTACTGTAACAGATGTGTTTACTGATTCTTTTGCTTCTTGGAAAATGGGTGAATTTGATTATATTGACAACATTAAAAATTTACAAGATGGATCTAGAACTAGATTCCCACTTTTTAGAAATAATCAACTATTAAGTTTTGAAAAAAATAGATTAGATATTGAGTCATCTCAAATAGATTTTGATACTGTATTATTAATTTTTATAAATGGAGTAATGCAAGAACCAAAAGTATCCTATACTTTTGATGGGGGAACAACCTTTAGATTTAAAGAACCACCAAAAGAAGAAGATAATGTAGCTATTTTCTTCTACAGAGGAACTAGAGGAGTAGATAGTGATGTTATTAATGTAAATGAAACTATAAAAGTAGGTGATACTCTTAAAATAAACAAAAATAATGATATTCTAGGTACAATACCACAAGAAGAACGTATTGTATCATTAATACAATCAGCTGATGTGGTTGAAACCGGGATTTATCTTGGTGACGGTATCGATGAAAACAATTTTAAACCAGTTGATTGGTCAAAACAAAAAAGAGATTTAATCATAAGTGAAAATTTTGAATATAAATCTAGAGATTCCTTGGAAACAATGGTATTTCCAAGTGCAAAAGTAATAAAAGATTTAATCACAACAGATATTAGTATTTTTGTTGATGACGCAACATTATTTAATTATGAAGAAAATGAATCTACGGTAGAAATACAAAAGTTTTCTGCTATAGTTTTACCTCATTCTAATTTTTCAGAAGGTAAAGTTACTGCTACTGTTAACAGCAACACAATGATTAATTCTCTGTCAATTGAAGACGCTGGAAGTGGGTATACTGGTAATACAGTTACACTAAAATTCGCTAATCCAAAAAGAATTGGAGTTGGAATAGGAACTACAGCAACTGCTACAGTAACAGTGTCAGCAGCTGGAACTTTAACAACTCCAATAACTATAATAAATCCTGGATTTGGATATACTTTTGCACCTTCAATTATTATACCTTCACCCCCAACAATTAGTGAAGTAATTGAAAATGTTCAATTTGTTGAGGGATTTGCGGGAATTATAACTGGAATTACAACTAGTGTTGGTACAAACGGAAATCCATTAGCTATTAATTTTCAAGTAAAATTTGATCCTGATAGTGTTACTAGTAGTTTATTAGTTGGATATCCAATAATTGTTTTTGATACTACAGTTGGAAATGGAATTACTTCCATAGACAATAATAATTCAAGTGTGGTTGGAATTGGAACAACTTTTGTAGATAATATCTACTACGTTCATAATATTTCAGTAAACAATTTGGAGGGGGTAATTACAAGTAATATTTTATCAACTACAAATCATGTTGGAATAAGTACATTTAGTACAAATAATGTTGGTAGATTTTCTTGGGGAAGACTAAGTGGATTTACTAGATCTTCTACAGATCCAATTTCAATTGGTATTACTGGATATACTATCAATTCCGGACTAACAACTTTTCCAACAATACAAAGAAGAAAGTATGGATTGAGAGACAATGGATCTTTAATAAAAGAATTTCCTAAAGATACTATATGATATTGAGTATAAATATAGAAAAAAGCTAACAATATAAAATGTCGGCAATTGTAACAGACCAATTTAGAATTTTAAATGCTAGTAATTTTGTAGAATCTGTACAAAATCCTAATAACTCTTATTATGTATTTTTAAGTTTACCTAACCCAACAGCTGTAGGATTTGGTAGATCTGATGAATGGAACGATAATGTACCTAATCCTACTGATAATCAAGATTATTTAAGTCACACAAAAGATACTATTATATTTGGTAAAAAAGTATCGCCAAATGATATTAGAAGATTGATAAGAAGAGTTGATTGGAAACAAGGTACAATTTATGAAATGTATAGACATGACTACAGTATCACAAATACTTCACCTCAAACTAATTCTACAAGATTATATGATTCAAATTATTATGTAATTAATAGTGATTATAGGGTTTATCTTTGCATTAGTAATGGTTCTAGCGCAGCAAATACTTTGGGGAATTTTTCTCAAGATGAACCCACTTTTATTGATTTGGAACCTTCTAGAGCAGGAGAAAGTGGAGATGGTTATGTGTGGAAATATCTTTTTACAGTTTCTCCTAGTGATATAATAAAATTTGATTCTATTGAATATATTCCGGTTCCAAATGATTGGTTAACAACTAATGATTCTCAAATACAAGCAATAAGAGAAAATGGCAATTCTGATGTAAATGAAAATCAAATAAAAACAGTTTATATTGCAAATCAAGGGTCTGGATATAATACTACTGACGCGGAATTGGATATTATTGGTGATGGAAGTGGTGCAAAAGTTATTGTTGACGTTGTTGGTGGAAAGATAACAAATACAACAGTATCATCTGGTGGAAAAGGTTATTCTTATGGTAGAGTCGATTTGTCCTCTATTAATTCGGGTGCAACTTCTTTTGCAAAATTAATTCCCATTATTCCTCCAGAAAAAGGACATGGTAGTGATATATACACTGAATTGGGCACTGATAGAGTTTTAGTTTATGCTCGTTTTGATGATTCAACTAAAGATTTTCCAATAGATACAAAATTCTCTCAAATTGGAATAATTAAAAATCCTTGTCGTGTTGGATCTTCTTCATCAATATTTTTAGAAAATCAATTTTCTGGATTGTATTCTCTCAAAATGTCAACCGTGTCTAATCCAGAAGACGCGATACCTGGTAATAAAATATATCAAACTATAAGTGGTGTTGGAACTGCTGTTGGATATATAGCTTCATATGATACAGAAACAAAAGTTTTAAAGTATTTTACTGATAGATCTCTTTTTTATAATGCTACTTCGTATGATCAAAAAGATTCTAGAATAGTCTCTATTGAGGCAACTAAGATAAACTTTTCATCTTCTGCCGGAACTATAGTATCCGATAATAATTTTAGTGGATCTATTGATTCTTCTTTTACCGGAATTACAACTACAGTATCGTTAACTAGAAGAGTAAATTTAGCAACTAATTTTACAAATGGAATATCTTTTCCGGAGATAAATAAATCAACAGGACAAATTATCTATATTGATAATAGGCCCGTAGTCTCTAGGAACCCAAGACAAAAAGAAGATATTAAAATCATCCTGGAATTCTAAAAATGACCCAAAAAACAAACTTAAACGTTTCACCATATTATGACGATTTTGATGAAAATAAAAATTATTATCGAGTTCTTTTTAAACCAGGATTTCCAATTCAGTCAAGAGAACTGACCACATTACAGTCTTTACTTCAAGACCAGATTTCTTCTTTTGCAGACCATATTTTTAAAGATGGGTCAGTTGTTATACCAGGAAATATTTCTTATGACTCAGAATATTATGCTGTTAAGCTTAATTCTAAACATTTAGGATTAGACTTGGGATTATATATTAATGAACTAGTAGGAAAAAAAATATCTGGTCAAAGTTCTGGTATAACTGCAATTGTTAAAAATATTTTATTAAGTACAGAATCAGAGCAAGGATATTACACATTATATGTTAAATATTTAACTTCAAATTCTTCATTTGAGATTGGATCATTTTTAGACGGTGAAACTTTAATAACTCAGGAAACATTTAATTATGGAAATACAAGCATTGTTTCTGGTCAAACAATAGCAAGTTTAATTAGTTCCAATGCAACCTCTACTGGATCTGCAGTTTCAATTTCAAAGGGTGTTTATTATATAAGAGGAACTTTTGTAAATATAAATGATCATACATTAATTTTAGATCAATATACTAATGTACCTTCATATAGGATTGGATTAGAAGTAATTGAAGAAATAGTAGATTCTCAATCTGATAATAGTTTGTATGATAACGCAAGAGGATTTGCTAACTTTTCAGCCCCAGGATCAGATAGACTAAAAATATCTGCTATTTTAAATAAAAAATCTTTAACTGATTATGAAGATAGAGACTTTGTTGAAATTTTAAGAGTTAGTAATGGCGAAGTTAAAAAAATACAAGATACCAACACATATTCTTTAGTAAAGGAATACATATCCAAAAGAACTTATGAAGAATCTGGAGATTATTCTTTAATTCCTTTTGATATTGAAATTAATGACTCTCTAAATGACAGAGTTTCTTCAAGTGGATTATTTTTTAGTAATCAGAAAACTGAGCAAGGAAATACTCCAGATGATAATTTACTGTGCGTTAAAGTTTCCCCAGGGAAAGCTTATGTAAAAGGATTTGATATTGATAAATCAGGGACTTCTATTATTGACGTTGAAAAACCAAGAGATACTGAATTTGTAAGATCTTTTGGAATTCCTTTTGAAATGGGAAATTTACTTAAAGTGAATAATGTATCTGGATCGCCATTAGTAGGATTAGATAATAATTATTATGTCAATTTACAAAATCAAAGAAAATCATCGACTACTGTTGGTTCTGGCACAACAATAGGAAACGCTAGAATTTATTCCTTTTCACTTTCAGATTCTCCATATTCAAATGAATCTACAGAATGGAATTTATATTTATTTGATATACAAACTTATTCAGTACTAACTCTTAATCAAACTGTAAGTTCAACAGATTCTCCAGAAACTTCATATATTAAGGGTCTAAGTAGTGGTGCTTCTGGATATGTTGTAGGTTCTCCTAACGGATTTGAATTAACAATTAGTCAGACATCTGGATCATTTTCAGTTGGAGAACAAATATCAATTAATGGAAGTATTTTACCTTCAAGAACTGTTTCTAAGGTTGTAGCATATTCGGCGCAAGATATTAAATCAGTATATCAAAATAAAAATATCACCGGTCTAAGTACATCATTTGTAGCAGACACTGTATTACAAAGAAAAATTGGTTCTAATTTCAATATAACCGATCAAATTCAAATATCTGCTTCTGGAATAGGATCATGTGCAGGTAGAAATTTTGTTGGAGTAAAGAGTGACACTATACTAAGATATCAAAGAGTTGGATTTTTAACAGAGACTTATAATAGAGTTGTATCAGTTTCTTCTGACGGTTTATATTTAACTCTTGCTGGTGTAAGCACGGTAAATAAAGTTTGTGACGGAGGTTTGCCAACTTCAATAACTAATGCACCTTTTTCATTTGGTGATCCAACTATTTTAGAACCAGAAAAATCTTCATTGTATGCACCTTTAGGTAATAAAAATATTTCTGATGTTAATTTATCTAATGCAAATATAAAACTTACTAAACAAATAACAGGAAAATCTACAACTAGTTTAGGATTTTTAAATTTAAATATTTCAGATGTTGGTCTTAGTAGTGCATTTTACGAATCATACGATTCAGAAAGATACTCAATTTTTTATGAAGACGGATCTGTAGAAAAATTAAATAGTAGTAATATAACCTTAGACGGTGGTTCGACATTATTAGCAATTTCTGGATTAAAACCAAGTCAAAATAATTTAATAATTAATACTACGGTTCAAAAAAATTCTATTAGTAGCAAACAAAAAATATATATTAGAAGTGAAAAAATAGAAGTAGATAAAATATCAACAGGAATTTCTACTTCAATTTCCGGGTTAAGTACTAGTAAATATTATGGGTTAAGAGTTGATGATAAAGAAATATCTTTAAATATACCAGATGTAGTTAAAGTAATTGCTGTTTATGAATCCTTAAATAGTTCATCTCCAATATTAGATAAATTATCTTTTAGTAGTGGATTAAATTTAGACAGTGCTTCTATTCTTGGAGAAAAAATTATTGGATCTACAAGTGGTGCAGTTGGGCAAATTGTTACTAGATATTCTTCAACCGAAGTTGAATTTGTTTATTTAAATACTAACAAATTTATTATTGGGGAGACAGTTAACTTCCAAGAATCAAATATTTCTGGATCTATACAGTTTGTTAGTATCGGAAATTATTTAGATAGAACTCAAGATTATACTATTGATAAGGGGCAGAGAAATCAATATTATGATTATTCCAGAATAATTAGAAAAAATGATTTTAATATTCCATCTAGAAAATTATTAATAATTTATGATTACTATGATGTTCCAACAAATGATTCTGGTGATGTTTATACTGTACAGAGTTATGGTAAAGAAAGATATACAAAAGATATTCCTATTTTAAATGGTAATACTAGATTAACTGATGTAATTGATTTTAGACCAAGAGTTTCTAGATTTTTAAGCTCTTCTTCTTCCCCATTTGCTTTTTCTTCTAGAAATTTTTCCATTTCCGGATTAAATCCTTCAATAGTTATTTCTCCAAATGAAAGTTCAAATATTGGATATTATTATTACTTACCAAGAATAGATAAACTTGTATTAAATAAAAATGGCAATTTTTCTTTAATAAGAGGAGTTTCTTCTTCAAAACCAAAAGAACCTTCTTCTATTGATGAAGCAATGGACGTGGCAGTAATTGACCTTCCAGCATATTTATTTAATCCTTCTGACGCTAGAGTTAAGTTAGTTGACAATAAGCGTTATACTATGAGAGATATCGGAAAATTAGAACAAAGAATAGAAAATTTAGAAACTTTATCTGCTTTGTCTCTATTGGAAGTAGATACAAAATCTTTAGAAATAAAAGATTCTGATGGATTTTCTAGATTTAAATGTGGATTTTTTGCAGATGGTTTTAAAAATACAAGTTTTATAGACGATTCAAATTCTAAATTTTCAATTAACTTAGAATCTCAAGAATTGGAATCAAATATTGGTTTATATTCTTTAAAATCTGAAATTTCTCCTTCTTCAACAGTAAATATAGAAACAGCAGATTTTTCTACAAATTTACCTTTATCAGATATTAATGTTAAAAAAACAGGTGATTTAATTACTCTGAATTATTCAGAAGTTGAATGGACAAACGTTTCTCAAAATCTCGCAACAAAAGACGAGTTTGTGAATCCATTTTCTGTTGTTAATTATAATGGTTACTTGAAATTATATCCTTCCTCAGATACTTGGGTTAGAACTGTTTTAACTGAAAGTGGAGTTGTTTCTAGAACAGAAGGAGATTGGAAAAATAGTTATATTTCAAATCTTACTACAGCAGAATCTCATTCAAATTACATGAGATCTAGAAATGTAGAATTCTTTGCAAGTGGTTTACAACCTTCTACACAATATTATGGATTTTTTGATGGAAATGGAAACATAGATATAATTCCTAAATTATTACAGATTTCTATGTCTTCTGGTGTTTTCCAAACAGGTGAAGATGTTAATGGTTATATTGGAAACGAGTTAGTTTGTTCACTTAGACTTGCTTCACAAACCCATAAATTTGGAGCATATAACTCTGCTTCAGAGTCTTATTTGGAAAATCCATATAGTCCCTCTGCAAGTTTTACAAGTTATTCTTTCTCTTCTACAATTTTAAATATTGATACTAAATCTCTTGCTGATGATTCTGCAGGTAGATATTTTGGATATACACCCAGTGGAATGGTATTAGTTGGAAAAACAAGTGGAGCACAAGCAACAGTAATTACACAATCTTTAATTTCAGATAGTGTTGGTGATCTAATAGGTTGTTTTTATATTAGAAATCCATTAAGTAATCCCACTCCTCCATTACTTTTCACAAAAGGATCTAAAACATTTAAATTATCTTCAAGCTCAACAAATTCCAGTTCTTTATCAGTCAGTTATACTGAAACTACATTCTATGCATCTGGAATTTCCAATCAATCTACTTATTCAGAAAGTGTTGTAGTTAGAAAGTCACCTCCTTCTTTACCATTAAATGCTCTAAGAAGAGATCCTCTTTCTCAAACATTTAGAACTGATAATGAAGGTGGATTTTTAACAAGTGTTGATCTTTTCTTCTCAGATAAAGACTCTACTGAAAAAATATTCATTGAAGTTAGAGAATGTGATATTGGAGGAACTCCAAAAGATAAAATAATTCAGGATTTTGCTAGAACTGAAGTTTTACCATCACAGGTAGCAATTTCTGCAGATGGTTCAGTTCCAACTAATGTAAAGTTTAAATCTCCATTATATCTTCAACCAAATAAACAGTATTCTTTATCAATTCTTTGTCCAACTTCTTCAAAATATAAACTTTGGACTGCAGAAACGAATAAACCAACTGTAGACACAGCACTATTACCTTTTGCTCTGCAAAAGATATATTCAAATAATTATACTGGAGGAAATCTCTACAAACCACAGAATGGATCCATATGGTTGTCAAGTTTGTCTGAAGATTTGACTTTTAAATTATATAAAGCACAATTTGTATCCAATTCTGGAACAGTATATTTCCATAATCCTACTTTGTCTATCGGGACTACTTATGGTAGATATGATTCAAATATTCAAAAGTTAGTAAAAAATCCCATAAGATCTTTACCAAGAAAACTTATAGTAGGAATTATAACTTCTTCTAATGTTACTAATGTAATTTCTGTTGGAACAAAAATTATTGAAGGATCATCTTATGGATATATTGAAAAAATTGGCGGAAATATAGGTGTTGTTACGACAACAAATACTGGTATTGGTTATTCAAATGGATCTTTTTCGTCTGTTCCATTATATTCAATAACAGGATCAGGAAATGGAGCCACTGCAAATGTAACTTTTGTAGATTCAAAATTAAACTCAATATCTATTGCAAATACTGGTTCTGGATATGTTACTGGAGATCTTCTTGGAATTACCACAAGTTCAGTTAACAAAGGATCTGGTGCAACAGTAACAATATCTTCTAGTATAAATGCTGATACTTTGTATTTGACTAATGTTCAAGGAGAACAATTTACTCAAGGTAATAGTATTTCTTACTATAACGGTTCTACAAACGTTTCTTTATCGGGAACTACAGTTAGCAAACAAACATACGTTCCTAACAATTTGTATACAGGAAATGTATTTGAAGTCACACATTATGATCACGGTATGCATTCTGACAACAATATTGTTGTCATTAATGGAGTATTTCCAGACACTATTCCCATATTATTAACTTCCAGTTTATCATCAAGTAGTGTAGCAATATCTGTTGCAAATACCGCAAACTTTGTTAACTTTGAGGGCACTAATGTTAGTGTATCCAATCCTGGATATGTTTTAATAAACAATGAAATAATATCATATACTGGTATAAATGTTAATAGTTTAGTAATCAATAAGAGAGGAGAAAATGAATCTATTACTAGAGATCATGCGGTCAATGACTTAATTTACAAATATGAGGTAAATGGAATTTCTCTTACTAGAATTAATACTAAGCACAACATGCCAACAGATTCATTATTGAAATCTTCTAAAGATTTAGACAAATATCATATTGAATTTATTAGATCAGATAAACCTCAATTAAGTTTTATAGAAGAAAAAACATTTGGTGGATTTAATTGCCAATCTACTCAAAATTACCAATTTAATTCTATAGTTCCACATTTTAACGTAATTTATCCAGAAAATACCAATGTTTCTGCAACATTGAGAACAATTTCTGCAACAAGTTGTTCTGGAAATGAAGTTTCCTTCTTGGATCAAGGATTTGAAAGTATTGAATTAAATAGAGTAAATAAATTATCTTCTCCTAGAATGATATGCTCAAGAGTGAATGAAGTTAATAGACTTTCAAGTTCTTCTTTCTTAAATAGCAAATCTCTAACTTTAGGCATTAGATTAGAAACTACTTCACCTAATGTTTCTCCCGTAATAGATACCTCCGAATCTTCAACATTTGTTCTTTTGAGAAATAGAATTAATAGTCCGGTTAAAAATTATGCTTCAGATTCTACAACACACGATATTACATTTGATCCACATCAATTTGCATATGTTTCAAAGAAGATATCTTTGAAAAAACCAGCGACATCTTTAAAAGTAATATTAA